GGGCTGGTCGGCAAGCAGATCGGCTACGACCCTACACGCGGTGACGACGGAAGCTTCCTGTTCGGTGTGAGCGTGGACGCGAACGCGTACGGGCTCGACTGGTGCAGGCAGCTCACGGCCGGCAAGCGAACGGACACTACCGGGACCAACGGTTCGTCCATCGATACGACCGCGTCGGCCAGCTTCGGCTTCCAGGCGTATCTTCAGGTCTTCTCGGTGACCGGCACCTCGGTGACCGTCACCCTGGAGGACTCGGCCGACAACGTCTCCTTCGCTGCGATCACCTCGGGCGCCTTCACGGCGGCCACGGGGCGAGGTGCCCAGCGGATCGAGTCGAGCTCGGCGACCGGAACCGTGCGGCGCTACGTTCGCGCGGTCACGTCCGGGACGTTCACCAACGCTGTCTTCGCGGTGTCCATCAACAAGAACGAGGCGTTGAGAGCAGAATGAGGAAGATCAGCAGGGTGGCGCCCCGCCTGCCGGCCACCGCGATGCAGACCTTCCAGGTCGTGGCGCCCAAGTCGACGCACACCCGGCAGGTCACCTGCGAGGAGGCCGAGTGCCGGGCGTACCGGAACGGCTGGCGGATGAAGCTGGACCTCCAGACCGAGCTCGGCCAGAAGCAGGCGTACTACATCAAGCACTCCGCTGGGCGCTCCTACAAGGTGATCGCCCAGCGGGACGGCCTGGTCGAGCTGGAGTTCTCCGCGAACCAGCCATGCTTCGCCGAGCACCGCGTCCGCACCGACCTTCCGGAGATCTACCGCGTCAAGGGCGGGGACTACCGGGGGAACCCGCTGAAAACCGTGACGCGGGTCCACAAGAAGCCTGGGTTCTGGGTGGAAGAATTCGCCGAGAACCAGGACCGGCTCAAGACTCGAATCGAAAGGGGCTGAGATGGCCAAGGAATCCGGTCTCGGCTGGACCACGCTGAGCGTGGACGGCTCTGACACCCTCGCCAACGACATCCGCAACGACGTGACGAACTTCGAGTTCTCCACGCCGCGCGCCGTCCAGGAGATCACGGGCGTCGACAAGTCCGCCATGGAGCGACTGCTCCTGCTGGCCGACTTCTCGATCACCCTGAACGGCGTCTTCAACGACGACACCGACAAGTCGCACGTCACCTTCAAGGACGTCGGGTCCACTTCGGTGACCCGCACGGTCGCCCTGGGCGTGTCCGGCCAGACGCTGAGCAACGAGTGCATCCTGACCGACTACGCGCTGACCCGCGCCGACGACGGTGCGTTCACCTGGAGCGTTCCTGGCGTCCTCGCCGACGGCACCGTTCCGACCTGGAGCTGATCCGGTGGCCGACTACCTCCTCAGCATCCGGACCCGCCTGCAATACGACGGGCCGATCTTCGACTTCCGCGCGCGTCGTGCTTTCAACGACATGCGGGAGGAGTTGGAGGAGGAGGCAGCCGACTGGGCGCTGGAGCGGGTGACCGACACCTTCCATGCCGACTTCCGTATGCCGACCGGCTTCTACGAGTCGAACGTCCGGGTTCACAACACCTCGTCCGGTCACGAGGTGTGGGACGGGGGGCTGGCCGGCCCGGTGTATGGTCCGTGGCTGGAGGGTGTCGGTTCCAGGAACAATACGACGAGGTTCAAGGGGTATCACGCGTTCCGCCGGGCAGCTCAGGCCCTGGAGCTGCACATCGACGAGATCGGTAACCGGCTGTTCCGACTTCGCTACAGAAACAGACTGGAGTAACGCCATGGGGTACCGGAAGATCCCGAGGATCTACACGCTGGAATTCGACGGAGAGCTCGACGGTCTCGTCGTCCGCATCAAGAGCATCAAGTTCGGCGCCGTGCGCCGGCTGGTCGCGCTGATGGACGAAGAGGGCAAGGACGTCCAGCTCATGGGCGAGATCAACTCCTACCTCGCCGACTCCATCGTCTCCTGGACGCTCCAGGACGAATACGGCGTCGACGTCGAGGTGTCGCCCGAGTCGATCGACGAACTCGACTTCGACGAGATCATGGCGATCGTCAACAAGTGGCTCGACCAGATGACCGGCCCGAGCCAGGAGCTGGGAAAAGGCTCACGCTCTGGCGCAGCCTTCCCGGGGAAACCCTTGACGATGGAAGTACTGTAACCAAGCCTCCCGAACTGGAGGACGCCGAGCTCACCCTCGGGCTGTGTGAGAGGTTCCACTGCCTCCCGTCGGCCCTGGAAGAGGAGGATTCGGAACTGATCCGGCTGCTGGCCATACGCGCGATGGGAACGAAGGAGGAAGCCGATGTCGAACCGGGTTAACGTCAACATCACAGCCCGCGACCTGACGCGCGCCGAGCTCGGCCGCATGCGGCGCAACTTCAACGCGCTCGGCGACGACATGAGCCGGGCGGTCGGCAACCGCACCCGGGCCAACTTCAGCCGGCTCAGCCAGTCGATCACGACAGCCCGGCGCGACCTGACTAGCCTGCGCGGGGCGATTCCCGACCAGGAGTTCTACCGGCTGGACCGGGCGATCCGGCAGGCCCAGCACGGCATGCGGCGCGGCTTCAACCGGACGTCCGAAACCCAGATGGCCCGGATCGCCCGGCAGGTCAACCGGGTGTCGGAAGGCTTCCGCGACCTGGACCGCAACAGCAACATCCGGGTCCGGGTCGACACTTCCGCGCTGCGCCGGGCGGACGCCCTGCTGATGCGCGGGCTGCGTGACCGGACCCAGCGCATACGGGTGCGCGTGGACCCTGACACGCACACCTTCGGCGCCTCCCTCCGTCGCGGCCTCCTGGCGCCGCTGAGGGGCATCGGGAGGCTCGTCACGGGAACCCTGTCGGACGGCATCGGGCAGGGCATCGCGGATGCCGGCAAGGCGGCCGGCCCGATCTTCGCAACCGTCCTCGTGGCCGCCATCGTGGCCGCCCTGGCTGTTGTGGGCGCCGCGCTGTCCGGTCTGCTGGTGACGGCTTTCGGTCTCGCCTTCGTGGGCATTTCCGGACTGTCGGCGGCCACCAGCCAGAAGGTGAAGGACCAGTGGTCGAAGACCTTGAAGGGCCTGAAGAAGGACTTCAAGGAGGTCGGTGAGCCGATGATCCCGGTCCTGGACCGGGCGATCGAGCGACTGGGGAAGCTGGCCGACCAGATCGCTCCGAAGTTCAAGGCGTCCATCGAGGCGTCGGTCCCGGAGACGGAGAAGTTCCTCAACCTTCTGACGGACGGCTTCCTCAGCTTCGGCCGGGCCGCCTTCAAGCCGATCATGGAGGCCTGGAAGGTTTTCGCTCCCGTCTTCGGGCAGGAGTGGAACGAGTTCATGGACGAGCTCGGCAACTCCTTCGGGCGCATGGCCGACCTGGTCCGCCAGCACCCGACGGAGATCGCCGCAGCCCTGGACGTCGTCTTCGAGGCGATCGACCTGCTGGTCGACACCGTGACCTTCTTCGGCAAGGTCTGGGTGTTCACCTTGCAGAACGCCGGCGACGCTGTCGGCTTCCTGCTCCAGGCGCTCGCTTCGATGGTTTCCACGTCGCTGAACATGTTCGGGGCGCTTCTGGAGGGGGCGGACGCCGCGCTCAGCTGGATCCCCGGCATGAGTGGGAAGCTGGACGCCGCGAAGACTTCGTTTGCCGGGTTCCGCGACAACGTGGTCGGACAGCTCAACGACATGGCGCAGTCCGCTTTCGGATGGGACAACGCGCTGAACCGGGCGAACCGGAAGCGCCAGCTCGACGCGGACATCTCGACCTGGCAGCACAAGCTGGCCATCGCGCGCGCCGACCTGAAGAAGACCAGCGACCAGAAGGCGCAGGCGAAGCTGAAGGCCGACATCTCGGACCTGACGTCGAAGATCGCCCGCGCGCGCGGTGAGCTGGCGAACCTGAACGGCAAGACGGCCACGACGTACATCAACACGGTCATGCAGACCTTCCGGCAGGGGGAACGCGACTTCGTCAACAGCCGGGCCACCGGTGGCGTCAGAGGGCTTTCTGCGGCTGCCACGGGCGGCGTCCGCTCGAACATGACCCTGGTGGGCGAGCACGGCCCCGAGGTGGTCAATCTGGCCCCCGGCAGCCATGTCCGCTCGAACGGCGACAGCCGGCGCCTGCTGGGCGGTGGCGGTGGTGGCAGCGGGGTGCCGATCCAGGTGAACCTGGTGCTGGACGGCAGGATCGTGGCCAAGGCGCTGATCGACCCGATGCGCGGAGAGATCGCCGACAAGGGCGGGAACGTCCAGTCGGTGCTGGGGCGAAGGGGGCACGGCTGATGGTTTTCCCGCAGACCGACTTCGACATCGAAGTGAAGCTGGACATCAACGGCGACGGGATCTTCGACACCGACATCACGTCGTACGTCCTGGCCCGCGACGGAAGCAACGGCCTGGAGATCTCCCGGGGCAGCACTTCGGAGGGGTCGCTGACCGACCCGGGAAGCTGCGACTTCCAGCTCAACAACCGCGACGGAAGGTTCTCTCCGCGCAACCCGGAGGGTCCCTACTACGGCTCCCTGGGGCGCAACACGACGATCCAGGTGGCCGTCAAGGGAGGGGACACCTACCTGCACAACCTGACGGCCACCGGGACCGGCGCCTCCACGCCCGACTCGGCCGCGCTGTCGATCACCGGGGACATCGACATCCGGTTCGACGCCACCCTCGACAACTGGTTTGCGGCCGGCGGCTTCGGCGGAACGGCCGAGCTGTGCGGCAAGGGGGAGTTCACGGCCGGCAACCGGGCCTGGATCCTGATGGTCCGCGACGACCTGCTGCGCTTCGAATGGTCGGCCGACGGCACCACGACCATCCAGATCGACTCAACAGCCAAGCCGCTGGTCCCCCTGTCCCGGCGCCTCGCCGTGCGGGTCACCCTGGACGTCGACAACGGCGCCGGCGGCAACACGGTCACCTTCTACACCTCGGATTCGATCGGCGGCACCTGGACGCAGCTCGGGGATCCCGTGGTGACCGCCGGGACCACTTCGATCAAGGACGAGGCGAACGCCGTCAACGTGGGCCGTGGCTGGCCGGCGCTCGGTTTCGACTCGGCCGTCGGCAAGATCCACGGCTTCGAGCTCTACAGCGGCATCGCCGGCACGATCAAGGCGTCGCCCGACTTCACCGCGCAGGCCGACGGCGCCACCTCGTTCGCGGACGCCCAGGGAAACACCTGGACGCGGGCGGCCTTCCCTAGCGCCAACATCACCGACCTGGACGTACGCTTCGTCGGCGAAGTCGTCCAGTGGCCGAACCGGTGGGACGCGTCCGGCACGGACATCTGGGTGGACTGCAAGGCTAAGGGGATCTTCCGGCGCCTGGAGTCCGGGCGCACCACGCTGCTGTCGACGCTGCGCCGGCGCATTCCGACCTTCAGCCCGGTCGGGTACTGGCCGATGGAGGACAGCGACGGGTCCACACGCTTCTACTCGCCCATCGACGGAGTGCGCCCGCTCGTTCAGTCCGGCATGGACTTGGCGTCGGACAGCACGCTGGGCGGCTCCACGGCACTACCGGTCATCCGTACCGGGGCGACACTGAGCGGACCGGCACCCGCGTCCGCCAGCTCGCTGGAGTGGCGTGTCGAGT